AAGACGGCTCAATACTGGGCAACTTATTTACAAAAGTAGAATAGGAGAAGAGAATGAATAAGCCTAAGAAAGATACTAGACAGTACACAAGCAATACTGGCCCAAAACAAAAGCAGTATCTTAACAAAAAGAAATGGACAGGAACTTATGACGGCCAGCCTTGGTCAAAAGTTAATGGTAAATATAAATATGACAACCCCGAAAGAAAGAGAGCATTCAATAGTTTAAGAAAAACTATAGTAGGTTCCGATGGTAAGAAGATGCGGCTTGCTATTACAGATCCTCTACATCCAGACTATAACCCAGATCGGCATTGGTCAACTCTAGTACCAGATCTAACCATCTCCAGACAAATTCCTAAAAATACCAAGTCTATTAAACCGCTTCATCCAATGTTAAATAAAATTAGAGAGGAAGACAAAGAAATATATGCTACATCAGATAACAAACAGTCTGCTTTAAAGGAGGGGTTTGTTTATGTCCTCTCTCATCCTAAGTTCTCTCCTTGGTGTAAGATAGGACACAGTAGAGATCCAGAACGTAGACTATCAACCTATAATACAGGTTGCCCTACTCGAAGTTATATCCTTGACGGTTATGAATACTTTGAAGATCGTGTAAAGATAGAAGAACATATCCATAATATTGTGGAACGTGATGGCTATCCAAGGAAAGGAGAATGGTTCAATTGTCCTTCACAATATGTACTAGATTTATTAAAACAATTTCCCTTTAAATAAACTATAGGAGGTTACTAATGGATATCTTATTATTACTATTCCTTTTACTATAGGAGAAAAGAATGTCTTATATTATTGTTCACGTAGATGATCCAAAAGATTTAAGATCAATGGAGATATTGCCTGATAAAGAAGGCGAAGGTGTTCAGATATTTGATAACAAAACAGAAGCCTCTCAATTTCTAGTGGGACTGGGGTTTGGAAAAGACCTCTGGTTTAATTCGGATATACATATAGTGAGGCTTCACTAATGAAATTAATATTGATAACTTTAATAACCTTTTTAATGGTGACAGTCTCAGCTAAAGCAGAGGAGTTTGATTGTCTGGTTGAGGCTGTCTATCATGAGGCTAGATCAGAGAGCCTACTAGCCATGCTTAGTGTAGCTAATGTAATACTAACAAGAAAAGAAAGTAGCAACTATCCCAATACAATCTGTAAGGTAGTACATCAAGGTAAGTATTGGAAAGACAATCCTGTTAGGGATAAGTGTCACTTCAGTTATTGGTGTGATGGTAGACCAGAAAGGTTTACAGATATAGCAGGATTAATTAAATCTATTAATGTTTCAGAGATGGCACTCAAAGGTATACAAGTAAAGCAAACCGTTGGTGCTACCCATTATCATGCCAACTATGTGACCCCAAGATGGGCATCTGACCCTCACTTTAAAGCTTTAGGGTCAATAGGTAAACACCTATTCTACATTGACATGAGGGAATAAGAGGAGTATACTATGCGAACTACAAATGAAATCCTTCATAAAAATATTGAGATTTTAAAGCAACAGTTAGAAGAGAAAGAAGAAACCATAAAATTTTTATATAAAGAATTATCTAAGTTAAATTATAAACGAGCAAACCAAAGTTGGGCAGAGTAATGGTAAAAAATCTATGGGATAGAGAACGTAATAATATATTTCGACATCTGGTGAAGCAGTACAGGAACGAAGGGTACTCTCATAAGGACTCAAAATCCTTGGCAAAACAGGAGGTTAATGAGGTGATGGAAGACAAAGAAAACTTTGTGCAGAATATATTAAAGGAAAGTTTTACCGATGGTTAGATGGAAAGTAGTTCTGGAAAAAGATTATGGTGAGGTTGTTGTTGATTATTTTGACAGCAAGAGAGAAGCTCAATCTGAAATTAAAAATAGATATCATCTATGTAAAACTTTAGGCTACGATCCTGATCTTCTATACAAGATTGTTAAAGAAACAGGGTCACCCAAAATTAATTAACATACTGTAGAGGGAGTACTTACGTACTCTACAGTATGTTAATTAAATCATTGAAAGGAGTGGAGATGCTTAACCGAAAAGGGCCATGCCCTAGTTGTAGTTCCAGTGATGCCCATCATCTGTATGATGACGGTCATTCATATTGTTATAGTTGTAAGACTAGATTTTCAAATGGTACAGCAGAGGTTATTCCCATGAATGTAGAAGTTAGCTCCAGTTTAAAGTCCTCTGGGCAGGTGTCTTCAATCCCTGACCGAAGCATTAGCAAGGACACAGTTCAAAGGTTTAATACCTTGGTTCAGTTAGCTGATGGAGGAAAAGTAACCCATCATATATACAGATACTTTGATGAAGATAACAATCACATAGCTAATAAGGTACGCAATGCCCTAACTAAAAAGTTCTGGTCAGAAGGTAACATCTCTATGGCTGGTCTATTCGGACAGAATATATTCAATCAGTCTGGTAAGTATATCACAGTATGTGAAGGTGAAGTAGATGCTATGTCTGCCTATGAACTAATGGGTAGCAAATGGCCTGTAGTTTCCATTAAGAATGGGGCTGCATCTGCCGTAGAGAATTGCAAGCAAGCCTTTAATTATCTTAACAAGTTTGAGACTGTAGTCCTCTGTTTTGATAACGATGCTCCCGGTAAAGAAGCTGCACAACAGGTAGCCCAGCTATTTGAACCTAACAAGTGTAAGATTATGGCTCTTGAATTTAAGGATGCGAATGAGTATCTGCAAAGAGGAAGGCGTGAAAGCTTTACTCAGGCATGGTGGAACTCCAAGCCTTATACACCAGCAGGTATTATAAATCTTGCAGACCTTGGGGAGTCTCTCTATGAGGAGAACTATAATGAAACCTGTCTGTATCCTTGGCCTAAGATGAATGATAAAACCTATGGCATGAGGACAGGAGAACTTATTACCTTTACCAGTGGTGCTGGCATGGGTAAGAGTAGTATCATTAGGGAACTCATGCATCATATTATGTTAAGTACTCTGGATAATATAGGTGTACTTTGTATGGAAGAAAATGTAAAACATACAGCCTTTAATCTTATGTCAGTAGAAGCGAATGCTCGCCTATACATAAAAGAAATAAGGGATCAGTATACTCCTGAGCAACTTAGGGAGTGGCAGAAGAAGACTATTGATAGTAAAAGGTTCTATGCATTCGATCACTTTGGTTCTATATCTAATAATGAAATCCTTGATAGAATAAGGTATATGGCTAAAGCTCTGGACTGTAAGTGGATCTTTCTTGATCACCTCTCCATACTGGTATCAGGGAACGAAGAGTTTGGAGATGAAAGAAAGTCTATTGATGTATTAATGACCAAGTTAAGATCTCTTGTAGAAGAAACAAGGATAGGTCTTTTACTGGTGTCTCACCTACGTAGACCAGCAGGAGATAGAGGCCATGAGGATGGCAGAGAGGTCAGCCTGTCGCATCTTAGAGGGTCAGCCAGCATAGCTCACCTATCTGATAGTGTTATAGCCTTGGAAAGAAATCAACAAGCAGAGGACGAGCATGAGGCTAACACCACTACCATTCGTATACTCAAGAATAGATACACAGGAGATACTGGTATTGCCTGTTACCTCCACTATAATAAGGAGACAGGCAGGATGTCTCAGGTTGATAATCCTTTTATGGAGGATGAGGATGGCGTATAAAGATCCAGAAAGAGCTAGAGTAGCGAACATGAATAGAAAAAGATATTTATATATTCATGAACCTTGGCGAGCAAAGTGTTGGAATGCCAGATGTAAAGCAAAAAAGTTAGGATTAGATTATAGTCTTAACTATGAGTATGTTAAAAATATATGGCCTTCAGATAACAAGTGTCCTGCTCTTGGTATTGAGTTTAAACAAGGAGTTAATGGAAAACCTATTGATAGTTCACCATCCCTAGATAGAATTCTTCCTAAGTTAGGATACATAAAAGGTAATGTACAAATAGTCTGTAATTTAGCTAACAAGATAATGCAAAATGCCACACCAGATCAGGTCATACAGGTAGGAGAATACTTTAAAAAAGTAGCGGAGAAAAAGAATGCAGCCTAGAGAGCAAACAATTGGCTGGATTGAATCTCATATTCCTGATATAATAGTAGATCCAGATACTTCAGAGTTTAATATTAAGTGTTATATTAATGGAGGGGATCTCAAGATCTTATATCAAGTAGAAGTAATAGAAGAATGGGAGGATGAATGGCCTGAGAAGTGGGAAGAAGTACGACTACCCTATAAAAA